TAACCGTCAAGCCATCGTAGTAGGTGCGACACAGAATAAAATGGACTATAACCACGAGTATTTGTTGGACAAATATCGTATCGTAAAATTTGACTAAGATGAACGCGGGATTGATGGACCAATTTATTGCCGTGGAAAAATACACCATGACCACCGATTCAAATACGGGGGAGAAACTGCAATCGTGGTCGAATTACATCAATGCGTGGGCACGAATTCAAGAGGCTGAAACGGGCGCAGAATCAGTTGACGCGGACCGAAGAGAGCACAAACAATCGGTTGTTTTTACTATTCGATTTGATTCGGGTATAAACGTCAAAGACCGAATTGTGTGGGATGGTCGGTATTTCAATATCATAAACATCGCGAACGTAAACCGCGACATGTATCAGCGTATTCAAACCGAATTGACCCAATGAGCGTAAAACTGCAAGGAATGGCGGACGTTTTGAGGGCGTTAAAATCAATGGGTAAAGACGTTGATTCGCGAAAAATTGAGTCGTTGACCGTTAAAGAATCGCAAAATATTGTGATGGTTGCCCGTTCGTACATGCCAGAGCAGAGCGGAGAGGCTAAAAATGCGGTCCGCGTTTTAAGCACACGAACCGAAAAGGGGCACACGGGAACGCTTGCTGGCATCGATTGGGATTCAGAACACGGGTACATCGCCCATATTTTGGAATTTGGAACGGCTCCACGTTTTACCAAAAAAGGGAAATACACGGGCGAGATTCGCCCATACGGTTTCATGCGACGCGCGTTTGATTCAAACAAGCAAGGTGCAACCGAAAGAATTAATAACGGCGTTTTGAAAATAATCGTCGACCTAGCAAAGAAAAATAATATAAAAATAAAATAATCATGGCAAGCACAGGCATTACCAACGGCACGCTGATTGCAATCTACAAAGATGTTGCAGGCACCTTGACCAAAATCGCTAACGCGACCTCAAACGATTTCACGATCACCAAAGACATGATCGAAACAACCAACAAAGACAGCGCAGGCGCGAAAGAATTCATCGCGGGCGAATATGGTTACACCATGTCCGTTGAGGGTATGTTCGAAGAGGATGCAAGCGTAGGATCATCAATCAGCTGGAAAGAAATTTTAACCGATTTGATCGCAGGTACATCCGTCACAATCGTGATGACATCAAACGTATCTGGCGACATCAAATTGAGCGGTTCAGCATTCTTTAACGAATTGAATTTGACCGCGCCCAAAAATGACGTGACGACCTTTACTGCATCTATTCAGGGAACTGGTGCGTTGACGGTTGGAACTATCTAACATTAAAACGCGTATCTTCGTGGTATGAACCACATTATCATCGGGGGTGTTCAGCACCCCCTTTTGTTTAATATGAACGCCATCAAAAATATAATGCAGGTGGCGGGGATGCAGAATTTTGACGATTTAACCATTCAACGCGACCTTGCCAAAAGCATGGATTTTGCATTGGCTTGCGCGTTTTATGGCATTTTGGAGGGGTACGAGGACCAAGACCAAGAAACCCCATTCAGAAACATTCAAAAATTTGCGGCTAAAATTAAGCGATTCACTGAACTATCGCCCGCGCTTGATGCGTTCACACAAGCGGCAACGGATTTCTTTGCAACGGACGAACCCGAGGGAAAGTAACCGCCAAGGGCGACACCGCTCCACTAACTTGGCGGACCATTGAGCGGATAAGTTACGGCGAATTAGGCATGACGGAGCGCGAGTTCTGGAAATGCACGCCACGATATTGGAAATTAAAATTGGACGGCTTAAGAGCGTCGCAAATTCAGCAGTACCGAAACCAATGGGAGATGACGCGTTGGGCCGTTGCAACGTCGATGGCACCGCACTTGAAGAAACCAATTGATCCGCGTAAATTATTGACGCTGCCGTGGGAACAGAAATCGTCGGCGGAAATTGTTGCAACTGTACGAAAATATGCGGATATTTTTGCCAAACTAACCCCGCCCGCTGAAGCATGAAAGCAATAATCGCCGCCTATAACATCCTATCAAATAACGCGGCACTGACTGCGGTTGTAGGCACGCGAATAAACCCGCTTCGGATGCCGCAGGAAACCACATTCCCAGCCATTACGCTGCACGTGATTAGTAACATACCAAACCCGAGTAAAAGCGGGCACAGTAAGTCCGATTTTGCACGCGTTCAGATTGACACATACGGCACGACATATCAATCGGCATATTCGACCGCTGAATTGGTGCGTACAGCCATGGAGGTTGCAACGCCTGGGGTATTTAATGGTGTTACTGTTCAAGTGATTGAATACGACGGAGAAGTCGAAATGTCGGAGGATAACGCAGGGTTCGCGGGTGTTTATCACGTGTCGCAGGATTATATAATTAATTACAACCGATAATGGCGAAATCGCAGAGTTTAAATATTGTTGTTGGGGCGGATATTGAGAACCTGAAAAAAGGGTTTGACGCGGCCGTTTTGGCGGTTCAAAAAAGCGGCAAGGCGTTAAGCGACGAAGCAGGTAAAAGCGTGGCAAGTATTCAAGCCACGTTTGATAAGCTCGCATCGGGTAAATTAACCGGGCGGACCGTTCAGCAGTTAACCACCCTAGCAATGGAGGTTCGCGCCTTGGGTCCTGAATTTGCTACCACGGCCAATCAGATGATTCGTGAGGCGGGTAAAATTAAAGATAGCATCGGCGACACTCGGGCCGAGGTGAGTTATTTCGCATCCGATACGCGTCGACTGGATGCCGTTTTGGGCGGTATTCAAGGTGTTGCAGGTGCATTCGGTGCTGTCGAAGGTGCTGCAGCTGCGTTGGGTGTACAGAACGAGGACCTACAGAAAACCATGGTTAAATTGCAGGGCGTTATGGCCTTGGTAAATGGTTTGCAGGCCGTTCAGAACGCGTTACAAGCCGAATCGGCCGTCATGATTGGAGTTCAGACCGCAGCGACTAAAGTGCAGACGTACGTAATGGGACAGGCCACGTTGGCAGCCCGTGCGTATTCGGTCGCGTTGATTGCTACGGGCGCGGGTGCCGTTTTGGTTGCGCTCGGTTTGGTGGTGTCGGTGTTTAAAAACATGGGAACCGAAATTGACAAGGCAAAACAACGGTTGGAGCAGTTCCAAAACATTCAGCAACGGTCGATTACGCTCGGCCAACGTTTGATAAAAGAGGAAGAGCAACGGACCGAACTTGCTATCAGTCAAGCGAAGGCACAAGGGCGAAGTGAGGAATATATTTTGCAGATTAAACAAAAGAGCCTAGAGCGCCAAAAGGCCATGTATAAAAAATACGGGCAGGAGGCGTTGGACGCGCTAGCGGTTCAGCGTCGTGAAGAGCTTTATTTGGCGACGGGAAACGCTGCAAAAATAGCGGAAGTTTCAGCGAAATATCAGCAGCTCGAAAACGACCTGCGGTACTCGATTAATAGCGAATATCAGACGAAGGTTAATAACCTAGAAATTGAGAAAAACGGATTTATCGCAACCAAGCGGGCCGAGGATTTAAAGAATTTTCAAGCCAACGAGGCGTTAAAACGTGCGGAATCTGAAAAGACCGCCAATAAAATTAAGGCAGACGAGGTGGCGAAATCGGCATCGGGGCAGATTCAAGGTATTAAACCAATGACCATCGCCGCGCCCGTTTTGCCTGATCCGAAACCGATTGATCACGCCTATACACAGATTGATTACGCGGCAATGAGAGCGGCGGAACGACAAGAGGAATACCAGCAGCGATTTGAAAAAAGCGCCGAGGCGATTAATGCGGCGTTTAACCAATTGACGGCACAAGGATTGGAGGCGTTTGGCACGTTGGTGGGCGATATTTTGACCGGGCAGATTGATTCGTTTCAGACGTTCGGCCAAAAGTTACTCGGTGCCGTTGCTGCGTTCATGAAATCATTCGGTCAGGCGTTAATTGCCACCGCGACCGCATCCAAGGCGTTTAAGGATTTGTTGATTGCCAACCCAGTTGCAGCCGCTGCGGCGGGTGTGGCATTGGTGGCGGGTTCGGCGGTTATTTCCAACATGCTCGCCAAGGGTCCGCAGCCGACCGCCTTCGCCGACGGTGGTATCGTTTCGGGTCCAACGCTCGGTTTGATGGGTGAATATCCAGGGGCGAGCACCAACCCCGAAGTTATCGCACCGCTCGACAAGCTGCAGAAATTAATCAAACCAAACGATTCGGTCGCAGGTTTCGTCGCATCGACCCACATAAGCGGTCGAGATTTGGCGATTGTTTTGGAACGGTATAACAAAGACTCACGACGTGGCTAGGAAATACTACGGTTCATTTTATTCAGTGACGGGTAAATTACACCGCGTCGAAATTTGGGACGGTCCGAGCGGTTCGAGCTCCGCTGGAACCGAACTAACGCTCTCGGGCAACGGATATGAAATCGAGCGCGACGGAGAGGGTGATACGTTTTACGATTCACCAATTCGCGCATCCCGTTCGACATCGTTTTGGGTTATGCCGTCCGATACGGTATGGGGCGAATTCAAAGCCATTGCGACCAATACGGAGCAGTATTGGGCCGTTTTGATTTATCAGGATGGTTCTTTGGTACACGTCGGGCGCGTTGTGGCCGATCAGATGCAGTTTAAACGCGAGGCAATTGAGGCGAAACCAACCGTCCAACTCGCAGCGGTTGACGGGCTCGAATTACTCGACGGGTTCAAGGTAGATCCGTCATGGTTTACCGATGGTAAAATAACAGTCGCTCAGTTATTTCGCCGTTCATTGGACACGCTTGGCCTTGCTGATTATTGGGTCGTAAACGGAACGTCGACCGATTATTTACGCGACGCGGTTTCGCCGTATTCGACCGATGCGAGCCGTAAAGGTATTGATTTATTGCAGGTTGATTTGAACACGTTTGTCGATGATTACGACGCGTTCAAGGATATTAAAGCCACCGACCTATCGGCGTTTCAGTACGCATCGAATAACATGGTGTCGTGCAAACAAGCCATCGAACAGATTTGTGAGATCTTGCAGGCCCGATTCGTTCACGAAATTGGCCGTTATTGGTTGGTGAGTGCAGCCGAATATCTCGATACGACGGTGGCGTACCGGCAGTATTCATACACACTGCAATACATTGGAGCGAGTACGTACACACATACGGTGCAGCTCGGCAACGATGTACGACCACAGTGGGCCGCCAAGCCCATATTGACGTACCAACCCGCAGCGAAATACGTGCAGGTTGACACGGAGCGGTCGTTGAATGCGGGGGTGTATAGAACGTTCCCGAACGCATCGGACGCAGCGTTCACGAATGTATTTCCAGGCATACCGACGGGAAGCACGCCAGACGAAGCACCGATGCGAATTCGGTTCGCGCTGAAATTTAACCGGTACACGTTTGCAGAAGCTCCACCAAACCCCGCAGGTCCCGAAGATGAAACCAAGGTTGAAATAAAAATTTGGTTAACCGATGCGGGCGGGAATATTAAAATTTTGGACACGACCAATTTTTATTGGGTGTCGGGTTCCGCTCCCGTTCCAAGCTATTTGGAAACGATAAAAACCGATTTACAGTCCACCAATTGGACCTCGTTTGTATTTGATAAAAACGTATCGACCGCGCCTGCAGGATTTGACACGCTGCACGTGGAAGTTACCAAGGTGCAAGCGCATAAATATACGTTCAACATCCTTGGAATTAGAGCAGGGTCACGAACGCCAGCCGACAAATCGTTCTGGGGCTCCGTTCAAATTGCATTCGCCGACGCATCGCCGTATAACAACCCCGATTTCACGTTTAACGTGACGGAAACCTACACGCCCGACACAAACAGTGGGTTAAATTCAACCCCGATAATTTTAACCCCGAAATATTACTACAGCTCGAATAAATACGCGACGGGTAATATAATGGCGTACAACGGGTCCGCTTGGGTTATTGCGGACGATTGGTA